GCTAAGTATACATGAATATAAGGAAGAGGTAGTGTCTCAGACACCGCCCCTTCAACGCGATAACGTTGAAGAACCCAGGATTTATGATATCCAGGAGAACTCCAAGTCATACGCGTCAACATATGCCCGTACATCTCATCGAGATGCAGGTAAATTGGTTGATAAAGTCCTTGCTCGCATTAAGTTCTACCCCGCTTCAGAGTACAAAGAAGAAGCGCAGGTGGAAAGAGGAAAACAGGTTCGATGTATAATCGAAACTCTCGTTTTCCCTTTCGTAGCAAGGGCGTCCCAAAGACCGGTCTGGTTCTCAGGGAGGAAATTTGAACGTTTCGTAAGAAACTTTCAAGACCTCACTGATTTCCTGATTAGTCTTTGGGATATCCATAACAAATCTGACCGAATTCAAAAGTACCTAAAATGGCACAATAATCAAATTCTAGCCAAATGTCTTGGTAGTCGCATCAGTGTAGATGCGAACCTCGACGATGTTAAAGGACTTGACCAACAATGGATTGTGAGACGTAACCCTTACAAAGGTTACCTAGGACGTTTTGTGAAACGTCGTCTCGTCAAGAAAGACAGGGAATTCTGCTATTCGTTGCAGAAAGGGGCGCCCAAAGGGTGGCCTGCTTTATCCCAAGTTTCTGAATATGCCTCTCTTGAAAAACATTTAAAACTGTTACAACGGCCTGCGATCCCGATTGATAGAGCAATTTCTCACTCTATCATCAGCGTATCGCGGCACGTTTTCCGACGCTTGAATCGCGCGGATTACGAGCCGAGCTCGTTTTTAGTAACTGCTTCTGGTAACAACAGTACCTCCCGATCACAGGGTGGTAACATGTCCGACATGAACGTTTTATCGTTCGTCGACCGAAGTGCTTTAATGTTTGACAATCCAATTACGGATATAAATGAAAATTTCGAGCAAATCCGTAAAGAAGTTCTTTTTCACTCGAAATGCAAAATGGACATCGATAAAGAAGATTCGATGTCCTCGGCGTACCGACTCCGCGCTATTTCGTTAGCGGAACCGGGAAAATTCCGTATAATTACGGTTGGCCACGGGGCCACCTATACGTACGCCCGTCCTCTGCAGTCAGATATGCTCAACTGCTGGAAGAATCACAAGTGTTCGACGATGCTACTTGATGATTTAACGGAACGCGTTAATGAACTACACGCGTTACGTCTTCCTTCAGAGGAATATGTATGTTCGATTGATTATAGTAGTGCCACCGACTTCCTCGAACAAGAAGCCACTATTCTAGCTTTAGTCGGGCTAGAACAAAATCCTTTTTATGAGTTTGCACGCGAATGCTTCCGCCGCAAACAGTGGATTTATTATCCACGTCCTTCTTACTCAGATGATGAGAAGGAGAAAAAGGAGGAAAAAGTGGCATACGCCGCCGCATCTCCCATTATTGTCGGAAAAGAAAATTTCGATCAAATGGTTGAGAACGGGCTCGCTCGAAAGATGAAGAGCGAGAAAGGTGAGACTGAGAGGGAATATCTTGTAAAGAATGGCCAATTGATGGGCCATCCACTGTCCTTCCCCCTTTTGTGTGTTATTAATTTAGCATGCCATTGGGCCACACTAAGAAAATTGCGTGAGGACGGTGATATCACGCATAGACAGGAGAAAGAAAAGAGAAACCAAATAATCATCAATGGTGATGATGCTCTTTTCTTTTGTTCGGATAAGCAATTCCGAATCTTTAAGGACATCGCGGGTCAAGTTGGACTGAAAGTCAACTTAGCAAAGACTTATATGTCTCGTGACTCTGCTATGATCAACTCTCAACTCTTTAAACTCAAAGAGAATGGAGTTTGGTCCAAATGTTCTTACCTGTCTATGAAAGTGGTTACAGGAGTTTCCCTCAAGACCGGGGAAAGTCGGATTAGTCCTGAAAGTGCTTGTACTTATCTCAACAAACACATTCCTCATTGTCGCTGGCTGAACAGTTGTGTTCCAGCCATTATTCGCAACGCTGAGCGACTCCAAAAATTCAAGCGAGACTATACACCTAACTGGATTGTTCCAGCACATCTCGGAGGATACGGGTTAAACCCCGAATTCCGTCCCGAGGATATTGTGACTAGTTCTCAAAAGGATTTAGAAGTCGCTTTGTTGCGCGACGTGAAACCTTTATCTGACGATGTATTCGTACATAAACTCGTCATTTACAAATCTTGGGCTACTAAGGAGCGTCTGAGTCGTCAAGAAATTGATTTACTCGGATCCACTCTTCGGTTACCCCGAGAATATAAAGGTTTTAAATTTTTGCGTCATGTCTCCGTTCCAACTCTTTGGGACATAAAGCATGAGATCCCATTCACATGCCCTGTTACGGGCGAGGGACTTCAGCATCGAAGTTATAGCGCAAAAATTGGAGATGATTTTCACTATCTCCTTGCATACGAACGAGATTTCGTTTTTCGTATGAGCGATATTGAGGAAACGCGTTTAAAATTTTTCCCAGGAAGAGTTCCACTCCTTGCAATCTATTACGATCACAAGCGTCGTTTATATGACACGATCATAAACGACTCGACAGTCTGTTTCGCAGGTATGGCCGTTGAACGGGCCGCGCTTGAAGACAGCGATTTGTCGATTTATGAGTGGAATCAGTACTTAACAGTATCTCAGAATCGTCCTATTCGTGCCGAGGACGTTCGCGAGGGGGATGAGGACCTTGCTGCCCCTAATGGGAGACAGGAGGCAAATCCGCTTTTCTCCATTGTCACAGAGCTTCCCTGTTGTTTACAGGCTTGCCCCGACATCTATGGAGATCACGAGGTTATAGATGCTTACTATCTCGTGAGCTTAGATATGTTAAGTCCAGTGAAATTTCCTCTTCCTGAGGAGTTGAGAAAGTCCAAGAGGACAAAATTTTCCTTAATTGGTATAAAAGCCATTGATGAAATCATTCTGCCAAATAACCCAGAACAAGATCAACTTTTTGAAGTCGACCCGGATCTCCAAGAAAAAGGAGAGTCTTGGGAAATGCGAATGATGTATTGGGGACGGTGGGCAACAGTTCGTGATGCCTCGACGTTCGACGTCAAAGTCGAACCCGTCCGCCTATTTAAGGCTTTTGACCAAATGATCTCGTATTCACGAGAGAACCGCCGCTTGAAGAAACATATTGATCAGATCAGCAAATCTTCAGAAATCGTTGAGGAATTTATGGGAGTAATCCCTGATATTCCAGATTTCGAAAAGGTCTGTAGATCTAACGATGGACGTCTTCTTTTGGGCCATCTTGCGTAGATGAGGTTCTCTCAATGGGGTCCTAGAACTAATCTCCCAAAACGGTAGGGTCAGTTTGACTCGTAAAAGCCGTGCTAACCAAAACGCCGAGAGACTGCACGGGAGAGCGTTTAGTATTCTAGGATGTACAGTCCCTGCTTTTCGTTCGCAGGTATCCCATACTAGAACATGAAATCTAAAAAGGAAAAGATTGTCCTCATTCAGGACAAAATTATTAAAAAGAAGAAGGGAAAAAGGTCCCGACGCAATAAGACACGTCGAGTCTCTTCCCCTTTGAAGTCAAGAGGCTATAGCAATTTTGCCACAAGTTTCGCTGGCAAGCCCCAAGTTTTTGATATTGTCGAGCATGACGGTTACTTCTTTCAAAGTAACGGCCGCGCAAAGGACGTAGGTTTTGAAACCCCTTCTGCCCGTGTTTGCGGCAGACAGCTCCTTTGTCATGCGTACTCATCTCCTGCAACATGGAGAATGTTTTCGCCAATAGCAGGATTTGCGCAGGATATGGATAATCACTATATCGCTCTAAATCCTATTGTCTTGGGAGGTCCGCTTTCGGACTTTGCTAATAATTATTCAAGATACGCCTTTAGGGAAGTACTTATCGAAGTCACTCCCACCTGCGGTACCAATGCTGCTGTTCTTAACAACCAGCCAATTGCATATTCAATTGCGATTGCTAATGATGGTTCCGAGGTTGGTAAACCAAATTCGTTTGCGGACTGTGCTTCTACAGTTCCCAGTATAATCTCCACTCCTTTTACTTCAAAGGTAGCAGTGCATACTGGTTACCATGGAAACAGAACATGGTTAACGGACGATTCATTTGGTGTTGCCATACCTGATAGTATCGAGAAACTCATTCCTGACTTAACTAATCAGGGAATGATCGCTGGATACGCAGATGGTAACTATACCGGGGCGTCCCCAGTTTACTGGGGTTATATCACAGTTACGTACATCTGTGATTTGTATCAGCCAGCACGTGATGCTGGTGATATTCCTACTCTTTTGAGAAAATTTAATGTTTTCTCGGATGAGAAGAAACAAGAATTCCTCCGTAAGGCTCAGGGCACTCCTATAAAAGCTAAGGTGAAAGCGGGCGTGAAACCGCTACTGTCACCTGGCATTCGTAGTAAGAGTCCTGTAGTCCGAACAGAATCTAGGACCGCGTTGCGCGGATTTGTTTCTTCACATCCTAATCTCTACGACGAGATTAAAGAGGATGATCTTGAATAATTAGCAGAAGGACTTTGGTCCCTTCTTCTTTTTAATTCTTTTTGAATTGGTTAGACCGGGTGGCGCGTCTAACTTATTAATTGATGGTATCACGATCGAAACCATACGACACTAGCGTGTGCGATTCGCTAGGTGGGATCCTTTATCGAGGACCGTC